CCCGGAGTCCCGCTCAGCACGAGGAACATGGCCCGTGCTTCATCCGATGCACCGTTGTTGTTAGACAGCGTGTAGTTTGCCGCCGTCATCGTGATCGTGGCGGTCCCCGCGATAGAAGCATCTACCAACGCCGTCAGGCCGGTGTTGACCTGCGTGCCCCAAGTTCCAGAGTATTCCCCGGTAGAAGGCTGGACCAGCCGAAGACTTGTGGTGTATGAAGGCATTTGAACCTCAGTTGACTATCTGCGTCCAGTTTGGACCTTGGACTGTTGGAACCGGAACCCACCCCGGAGCCTGAACATCTACAACCCCCGTCCAGTTTGGGCTTTGTGTGGTTGCGTTTGCTGTCCAACCCGGCGTTTGACTTGTTCCTGCCGCTGCCCACCCCGGTGATTGGGCGTCTGATATCAGTTGCCAGTTAGGCGTTTGCCCAGATGGGATGGTAATCCAAGAGCCCGATGCCGTAAAGGAACTTTGCCAGTTCGGCCCCTGCGTGCTCAGCACATCCACCCAGCCCGGAGCTTGCGGTGTTGGAACATTGCCCCACGATGAAGTCTGCGTATTTACAACAATCTGCCAATTTGGAACCTGCGTGTCATCAATGATGTTCCACAGTGCCGTAGTGACAGAGACATTCCCAATGAAACCTTGGGCTTGAACTCCGGTGACTTGAACAATGACACTTGTACCAGAGGAAACTGCTCCGTTGTAACTACCGAAGTAGCTGCCGAAGTAAGTGCCTGCGTAACTCATGCCGGGTTTACAGTTGTGACATCTCTTGTGCCTGTTGTGTAAGAAGCCTGCACTCGTGTCGTTGTCCCGTCCTGCGCCTTGAAGGTCATCGTGCCTCCTTCTAGACCTGTTGCATCACCCGCGTTTACGGCAAGCAATAGACGTAGCACATCCTTGACCGTCAGAGTGCCTTCTACAATCTCTAACAACGGATCTGTACCTGCCGAGTTCATCAACTCGCCCATCGTCCCTGCGTCGTTAAATTGTGATGCCAGGGCTTGCCACACTGCCGCTGCCAAATTTTGCGGGGACAGCACAGACTCGCCCGTGATATCAGCCGATAGCTCTCCAGTGGCGTAGGGGACGAGAGTCAGCGTGCCCGTGCCTGACAAGTCTGCTTGGACCGAAGCAATCGCCTCTAGAACGGCGGTAATGGCACCAGCACCCGTCAGATCGCCAGATAGATTTAGCAGCGCCAGCAAATTTGGTGGGGGCGAAATGTCGCCCGCGCCAGTCAACGACGCAATCAGGTCGGCAATCAGCGACAGGAACGCATTGGTGACCGTGCCTGATCCCGTCAGATCCGCAGTAGCGTTTCTGGCCCCCGCCAAACTAGCGACGATGCTCCCCAAGCCATAGATCTGGTTGCTTGATCCGATCTGACCAGCTTGTTGTGGAATGAACCATGTCAGGCTGGGATACGCACCGTTTGGCAACGCGTAGTACTCCAGCGCCGTGGTGGTCTGGTCCTGCATCATGCGGCTACGCACACGACCTGATTGAGAAAAATTACCCCGGTTACCTGAATGAATAGCCGTAATAGCGCTGGACCCGCCGCCGTACTTCAGCGGTAGCTTGTCGTAGACGGAGTAATTCCCAATCAGAGCCATGTTAGCCCCAAGCTACATCAATGCTGCCGTAGTAGGCGGTGTTGACCGGAGTAGCTGCGCCTGCGTACATCAACCACTGCAAATTTGCGCCATCAAAAATTCTCGGCATTGACGGCAACTGATTCACTAAGTCACGCTCCGACGCCACACCAATTGTCGTCAACGGTATCGTCAACAGAGGTTTACACAGCACAAGAACCAAACAACCTGAAGTCATTGTGGCGGACAGGCTGATGGACTGGACTGACAAAATGCCCGTGTCACCCGCCGCAAGGGGGAGGAACGGTCCGTACTTGCCCGCGCCCGTACCGGAATAGATGACCGACCCCACCGGAGATGTGGTGGTGGCAGTTGGCAAAACCGGGGTTGCAGGCGTCAATCGACCTGATGTACTCCCCACGTTTGTGTAGCTAAGCTGGATTGTCGGCGTGCCAGCACCCATCACAACAGAGGGCACGATATACGCCTGTAGGCCCGCACCCGTTGCATAACGGGGCAGCGTCTGTGTACCCGTAAACGACTGAGCGCCTGTTGTGGTGACAGAAGAAATGGTAAACATCGCCACCTGATCTATCAGCATCAGAACGGCAGGTGAGCTGGTCGCTGCGGCTGAGTAGGCCGATATGTTCAGGATGTTCTTGACAGACGGCGAGACATTGCCCCCCGTGTACAAACCGTTGGTGGCAGCGGTGCCTGTGATGGTCTGCGAAGTGACCGTCTGAGAAACGCTGACGGTGTAAGTACCGCCGTTGTTTGCGCCTGTGCCCGTACCCAGCGCGGTGATAAACGTGCCCGCCGAAACACCTGTGCCGGTCAACTGCATGCCGATTGTGAATCGACCCGTGCCGTGCGTGGTGTCGGTAAACGTGGTGCCCGAAATGCTGCCGCTTGTCGCCGCCGTTGTTGCGGTTGTGGTCGTGGTGGCCGACAGCGATTGGAACGCTAGGTTCGTCGTAGACCCGTGCGTCGAGTTCTGAAACGGATTGCCTGCGCCGACTGAGAGGTCATACCAAACACCTGCCGTTTGCGCGGTTGTTGGCAGCGCGTTTTTGTTCCAATCCGTGCGGTTGAACTGCCCTGCGGTGATCGCAGAGATGATCTGATCCATTGACTGCAGCGGCATGCTTTACCCCCAAACGGTTTGAATTGTGCCTATGTGTGAGGCTTGGTTTGAAGCGAATTGCCCAGTGTTCAGCAGTATTGACAGATAAGCATTGTCTGCAATCACTGGCAAATCGAAAAAATCTATGGCGGGGGTGCGCTCACCTGCTTGCGCAAGCTCACGCAAAATGATCTGCTCTAGCGGCTTGACCAGCACAAAAGCGAGCAGGCCAATGTCAGGGGCATCAAAGGTCACGCTTTGGACGCTTCTGATTCCCGTATCCCCAGGGGCAAGAGCAAGAAATGGGTAGTTACTGTTTAGTCGTGCAGCCGCTGCGTTGTTGCCGGTTACCAATGCGCCAGTAATGGTCGCTGACCCACAAGTTTGTGTGGGCGATGTTTTAAGCACACCGCTCTGATTGATGTATGTAAACCGGAATGTTGGACCCCCAATACCCAGCATACCTGCCAACTGAACCGCCATGACACTCACGCCTTGCCCATCCGTATAGCGTGTCAAACTTGCCGTGTTGTCAAGAATTTGTTCGTCAGTAACACCTGTGTCCACAAACGGGTAATAGAACAAATAGTCCATCAGGATCATCGGACCCGTTGCCACACCTGTTATTGATGTTGGGACTACTGTCAGTGTTTTTAAGTATGTCTTGTACCCCAAACTTGCTACAGGAGGGTTGTGCGGTATCCCGCCATTTGCTGCTTGCCCAATTGGAGCGCCAACAAGTGGCGTAGAGGCGTAGTAAAAAGGAAGCGGATTACCAGGGCTCAAAGTCACATCAAACCAAGCGCCAGCACCTGTGGTCTGGTTGATTGCCTTACGAAAGCCGCCAAAAAACGTCTGCCCGTTCTGTTCGGCGTCAACCAAATCTTTGAACGAGTTGATAGCCATTTACGTTACCGCGCTGGTGCCACGCAAAGCAGCTTCCATGTTAGCCAAGACCGGCGCGTCCTTGTGCCCGCAGGGCTTGTAGACGATGTGCTGCACAAGAAACACCGGCTCATTGCACTGAGCGCACAAATACTTGGGCAACTCGCCCTTGGCAAGATTGGGCTGGTCCATTCAAGTCTCCGTGACGGTCAGAGCCGCAGCATTGAACTGCGGTTGAATGCCTGACGCAACCGCCAGCGAACTGTTCAACGCGCCAGCGTACAGCACGTTACCCGCACCACTTGCAGCCGTACCAATCGCCACATGGGTCAGCGTAGCGCCCGTAGCACCGCACTGGGGGAACTGGATCAGCGCAGCGTTAACCGCCGTGTTTGTTGAAACCGTCCAGCCTCCCGAAGTTCGCACAACCGCAATCCGGGTGTAGTTTGTGTACGAAGTCTCGTTGGTGGTCTGGTTGTTGCCGGTGCCCGGATCAGCCGTGTACAAGCCAACGTACAGATTTGTGTACGGCGACGAAGCGGCGTTGTCCGCCATGTTCGCCCAAGCCGTGGCGTTGAAGATCAGTTTGAGCAGATTGTTGCAGGTGGTTATTGACTTTGCCATGCTGGCTCCTTACGCGATACGAATGATTGCGTTGGTTGCATCTGCAACAGGGAACTGGACGGTAAACGTACTACTAGAGGAGGACTTATCCTGCCCAAAGTCCAGCACCGCGACAGATTTATTTCCCTTGCTGTAGTTGTATATCAACGCTCCTCGGGCCGTGATGGTCGCAGAGGTAAATGAGATATTGTCAAACGTCACCCAAGCGGTAGTGCCAGAACTTGCCACTGTTACGCCTGTCAGCGTCCCGCCACCAGCAACGTATGACCCGCTTGCAGCCACTTCGTTGGTTGAAGAATAGACCGTGGTCGTAGCGCCTAGATCCGCAGACGAGGTGTACAAAGCAAGTTTGAACGTGTCCGTACCAAAAACCTGGGTGCCCGTGAATAGCTCCGCCTTGAAGCTGGTGGTCATCGTCTGAACAATCGCCATTTAAATAACCTTTGTCCTGACCTGCCCACTGCGGTATGCGTCCTGGCGATTTTTCCCATCACCAAGGTTCTTCAGCAATGTCAGTGATTGAACGTATTCCTTGTCCATCATCTGCATGATGTCAGGCTCTTGCTTCATGAACCGTGCTGCTTCCAACATCACTGCGTTGAACAGCACAGAATCAAAATTGTCACCCAGCCAAGACGTACCCGCAGTCACAATGCTGACCGGGTAGTAGAAGTAGTGCAGTTCTGCGGTCAGCCCAGCAGAAGGAGTAGGACCGAGGATGAAGGTCAACTCCGTTAAATTTGACGAATCAGGGCCAAACAGCGCGTAGTACTTTGGAGTTCCGGTCGTGCTGGGGTTCGGGAACGCCGAGCGGATGAAGTTCACATCCTTGTTCAGCAAGTACTCGTAGTTCCCAGATCCGTCAATGACCGCAAGACTGAAGACAGACAAGAAGTCTGTTGGCGCAGCAAGGTACTGATTCCCGTTGGTCAGCGTGCCGGTGACGTTCTTGCGAAGCGCAGGAAGCTGCACCGAGTTGTAAATGCGCTGTTCACTGAGTCTGGTCAGATTAGCGAAGTCCGTCGCTGAGAACGTATTCTCAGTAGCATCCTCAACAGCGGTCTTCAACTCGGTGTAGTTCATGTTTTACGCCATCGGCCCGCGAGACATGAAGCCCCGCGTAGCTGCACCGGACCCGCGCTGCTTGATCCCCGTGGTCTTGGCCGCAGGAGCAGGATGCTTGGAGATGTTGCCCAGCACCATGCACAGATCCCGAGGGTTCTCAGCCTCTTGCGGGTATGCCTGCTTGGCAGGAGGGAGTTGCTTGATTTTGCCCATGTTTCACCCCGACTTCTGGTTCATGGCGCGGGCCATGTTCTTGCCCAGGCGCATGCGGTCCTCAGAGGTGGGACCGCCTTTCTTGAAACCCTTGGCGTTCTTGCCGTGCGCCTTTTCGGGGGGCAGCTTGGCGTGTTGTTCTAGCGTCATTTTTTTCATCATCGCTCCTTACGTAAAGAGCAAGTACGCAGCATACGTACTTGAGTTGGAAATCATGTATGGATTCAAAACATCTTGGATGTATGTGTTAAACGCCGGGTTTTGGGCCACGTTGTTTGTCCAACGACTGTATGCCAAAGAATCTGCTGTCGTTACAGTTCCTGAGTCATTGATGTCTCCAACAGGTCTTGCCCCGATCAAAGTTGTTTTGAACAACGTGCGCTGCGGTTCTGTGTTGACCGCTGCTTGTGTCAAGGCCGTTGGGAGCAGAGCGTAGTTGACAAAAATCCCACCGGGCGGGTTCACCGCGACTGTACCAACTAATCCCTGCGGTGCCAAGGCATTTGGCGTCAAGGCGGCATCAAAACTTCTGGACCCACCCACAGGGTTCCAGCCCCACTCAATCACCCGGCTACCCCCGCCGAAAGAGCCCGTGGCAGTCACACCAGACGAGTACCAAGTGTTCGTATCTGGACGGGGATCACGGATGGCCTGGGGGTCCGA